CGACGCCACATTCGACGACACCTCATCGAACAGAATTGCAGTCGGCACCCTCGTTAGATTCGAGAGCGCGACTTCCGGGTGGATTGACATTGGCCAGCGCGGCAACGGCTCAATCACCGGCTTCCAGGACCATGTGTACATCAACACAGACCTGGCGACCAAGAACGTCAGACTCAACAGCAAGACGTTCCTCACTGACGCGTCCATCGTCGGCGTACAGACCAAACCGAGGGCTGGCGTGAACATGACCAACGACTGCATAGGCATGGAGAGCATGCCCGGCCTGGGCGTCACCGCCATCACCAGCACGCAAGGCATCGTGTGCTTCAAAGCTGAGCCATACATTCACGCCACCGCCGGAGCCATAACCGGAGACGTGAGGGGCTACGAGGCCTCGCTCGGCTGCCCGGCGGGGGCAGGAACAATCACCGGCGTGCTGTGCGCCCTCAAGGCCATCAACAACACCGCCAAGGCGCCGACCGGAGGCATCTACGTCATCTACGCCCCTACTCACGGAGACGCCCAGCCGTGGAGCGGCTTGGCCCATTTGCCAAATGACGGGCAGATAGCATACGAAACAGGCGGCACCGGGTGGATTAAAGTCCGCATAGGTGCTAAACACGGCCAGATAGCCGTGACCGGCATGGCCTAGCTAACGAAATGAGGGAGGCGAAAATGAAAGTGACAATCGAGTTACTCGAAGCCAAGCGCCAAGAGTACGCGGAAGCGGTCGGGCGGTACCAGGCCCTGCTGCAGGCGAACTCCGGGGCGCTCCAGGCAACCGAGGAACTGCTGGCTGTGGCGAGAGCGCCTGAGCCGGCAAATACCGGAAAGAAGGAGTAGTAGACATGCGAAAGATAACCAAATGGCTGCTCGCATTTGCGGCCGAGATTCACGCCAACGAGGTCGGCGCCATAGTCACCAGCGACTTCCTGGCTGGCCTGATGACCAACTTCCGGGCAATCTTCAAGGTGGGTCTGGACGAGGCCTTCGTCGAGAGTCCGCTGTACAAGGAGCTTGCCACCCTGTTCACGAGCACCAGCGACAAGGAGAGCTATGGGTGGCTCGGCGCCAACCCGCAGATGTCGGAATGGCTTGACAAGCGCCAGATAGCGGCCGTCAAGCCCTACGACTACTCGCTGACGAACAAGCACTACGAGGGCACCATCGGCGTAAACCGCGACACCTTCGAGGACGACAAGTACGGCCTCATCGCCCCGCGGATTCAGGGCCTGGCGCGCCGGGCAGTAAAGCACTTCAACATGATGGTGCTGTCGCAGCTTGACGACGGGCAGACTTTGCTGTGCTTTGACGGCACCGCCTTCTTCAGGACTAACCGCGTCATAGGCGCGAGCGGCGCCATCGACAACCTGAAGACAGGCAACTACTCGGACAGCGCAGCCGAGATTCTGGCCGGCATCGCCCTGGGCTATTCCACGATGGGCACCTACAAGGACGACAAGGGAGTGCCGATGGGCATAGTGCCCGACTGCATTGTTTGCCCGCCGGCGATGTACATTCCCATCTTGGCGGCGCTAAGCCCCGGCCTTACGGTCGGAAACCCAACCGGGCAGCAGCGGCCTGAGGCCAGGGTCATATCGCCAGACCGCGTGTTCCAGTCGCCTTTCATCGACGGCGACACGGACAACTGGTACATGCTCTGCACCAAGCAGATAGAGGTCAAGCCGCTCATATTCCAGCTCCGCAAGGACGTCCAGTTCGTGGCCCTTGACAAGCCCGACGACCTGAACGTGTTCATGCAGAACGAGTTCTATTATGGCGTGGACGACAGGTTCGCCGTCGGCTACGGCGACCCGCGCACGGCCATCAAGTTCATCAACAGCTAGAGGACGGCTTTCAAAGCAGCGACCGGCGGGAGGAGAGGTACGGCGTTCCTCCCGCCTCCGGTGCCTTGAAGGAGGATTGAAGTGGTTGATTGGCTGAAGTTTTTCCCGGGCCAGGTGGCCGACGCGGAGATAGTCGTCGTCAAGGCCGACGTCAACACGTTGCTCGCCAGGCTCACGGCCGAGAGGGCCGCGCTGCTTGACTCGATAGCCGTCATAGAGCGCCACCAGCACAGCCGAGGCAGGTGGCTGGGCGCAAGGCCGGGGTGGGACGGCTCAAACGAGGTTAACTCGGCCATAAACTCGTCGATGGCGCCGTTCCAGATAGACGCCGGCAACGACACGTGGGGTGACCCGAAGTGCGTCCTGGGCAGTGGCGACACGCCTGTCATAGGCGGCAAAACTAAGTTTGACTTTAACCGGTTGTCGATACGCTCTACGGAAGTGGACGCGCCATACAGGATAAGGATTGCCTGGGGCGAGAGCTACGCGGCGGCCGTCGCGGCCGGGGCGTTCACCGAGGCGACATTCCTCGCGGTGGACAAGAAAGCGGCCTCGGTGCCGGTTGAGTTCTCCAATCCCCGCGTAAGCGCCGGCTCGAAGGTGTTCATGGCCTGTTAGGCGTCGGGCATAGACACCGCGACGATTGACTTCACGTTGAGCCTTCACGAGTACGATTAGGAGGGACATATGAGCTATTGCACAGCGGCCGATGTTCAGGCGCTCAATCCGAAGAGGGCGTACACGGCCACGAGCACGCCCACGCTGGCCCAGGTAGGCGTGTACGTGACGCAGATTGGCGGGGAGATTGACACCGTGCTGCGTGGCAGAGGCCTGTCGACGCCAGTCGCCACGCCGGCCGAGTTCGTCATATTCCTAAAGCAATTGAACGCCGTCGGGGCGGCGGCCATATCGGAGAGGGCCATGTTCCCGGAGGCGCAGGGAATGATGGGCGGCACGGCGGCGGCGTCACTGCACTGGAGGCAGTACCAGGACGGCCTGAAGTTCATCAGGGAGGGAAACCTGCCGGCCGGCTCGGAAGCCGTGGCTCTTCCGTTCAGCTTCTTCGAGAGTAACATCGGAGTCGAGTCTGAACCGGAGGAAGAGCACTGTTGGCCGAAGTCCAAGTTCGGCAAGAACAAGGAATTCTGACGGGCAACCGGCGTGTGCCTCATGGGATGCCGTGTGGGGCCGCGTGGTCTAAATCTGCTCAAGCGACCAGGAGGGGCAATACGATTATACTCGCAAGTTCAGGATTCGCGTCGTGGAGAGCCATCAGCTTCGGAGTTTGGCGGTGCTGACGGTAACGTTTACCATAATGGGAGACGTGGTGCTCGCCAGGGCCTTGAGCCGCTTCGGCGACGGGGTCAGGGACTTTAGTCCGGTGTGGGAGCAGATAAGGAACGACTTCGTCAGGATAGGCGAGGAGCAGTTTGGCACGGAGGGCGCGAGGTCCGGCCAACCGTGGGCGCCGCTAAGCCCGACATATGCCGCATGGAAGGAGAAGCATTTTCCGGGCAGGCCAATCCTTCGCCTGAGCGGCGCGCTGTGGGGGCAGATGTCTGTGGGGACTGGCCTGTTCGTGGACATAACGCCCATGTCTATGCTGATATATCCGACTCTGTTCTATGCGGCCATACACCAGCAAGGGTCTCCGAGGACAAACATGCCGGCCCGAAAGGTGGTGGCCCTGACAGAGGACGACAAGGTCGGCTGGATGAAGATGATACACGGATACGTGTACGACAAGGCGAGGGAGGCTAGGGTGCTATGACACTAAAACTTTTGGAAGGAGCGGTGGATGCCCTTGACGCATACCTCGAGGCTAACATGGCCGCCAAGGTGGCCGCCGTCAACGCCAGGTACGGCGACACGCTGCTGGAGGACGTCAAAATATGGTACAAGGGTTCGCTGCCGACGGCGACGCCAGAGGCGCCGTCGATAGCCATACATGGCAGCGGCTGGACGCCAAAGGCGCAGATGATGGCGAAGGCCGGACTGCACGTCTCCAGCGGCATCAGCCTGATAGTGTTCGTGGGCGACGACGACGTGGAGCGGCGGTTCAGGAAACTGTGCCGGTATGTCCTGTGTCTGGTGGAGCTTGTCAACGCCGGCGAGGCGGCGATGGCCTACAATGTCAAGCTGAATGGGCCGGCGGCTCTATCCGATTCTATGGCCACTACTCCGTTCCTTCAAAGCATGATATTTCCCGTGCTGCTGGAGCAGATGGAGAATTATTAAGGAGGGTTAGACAATGGGTGCTGACCAGGGTGTGTTTTTCGATGCAAAGTTGAGCGTATTCAAGCTGAATGACGGCTCATCGCTACAGGACCTGTCGCCATACATAAAGGAGCTTCGCGGATTGCCGGGGCAATTCAAGGTAAATGACGTGACGACATTCGGCTCGGTGGGCGAGCGCCCGGGGCCGTCCATACTAGTCGTCCATTTCACGGCCGAGTTTCTGTTCAACATGGTGACGTCGGTCGGCGTCCACACGGTGCTCAACGCCATGTGGGTGGCGAAGGCGCTCAGGGCATTTGAGTTCTATCCGGCCGGAACTACGGTAGGAAACTCGAAAATAAGTGGGAGCGCGTACTTGCCGGTGTACGAGATAACAAGCCGGGTGGGAGACTATGTCGCGGCGCATGCCGAGTTCCACGCCGACAATGGCGTGACATCGGCCACCGCATAAGGCAAACAAAGGAGAGGCAAATGAAGCTAGAGACGGTCAGGATTGACTGCGGTGGCGGGCATTATGCTGTGGTGTTCAAGGACAAGTTGCGCAGGACTGCCCGCCTGCAAGAGGCCGAGTTGCGAAAGTGCCTGCGCCCGATAGAGGCAGGCAAGCCCGCCGCGCCGGACAAGCTCAGGTTGTCTGAGCTTGAGAAGATGGAGACTATGCCGGAGTCTGACTTCATCATAGACATGGCGGCGATTGACAACGACGCCATTAATGAGGTGTTCATCATCAACCAAG